ACCTTGGCGAGGATGGCATCCGCGTCTTCCACCTTGACCGCTATGTGGTCAAGCGTGACCCGAGCGGCAAGGTGCTGAAGATCGTGGTCAAGGAGACTGTGTCCCCGATTGAGCTCCCCGAGGAAGCCCAGCAGTTTGTCCAGGGCAAGCGGGAAATGGACAGCTCGGTAGACCTGTACACCTGTATCCACAACACCGGCAAGGGCCGCTACGAGGCCTATCAGGAAGTAGCCGGCATGGTCCTTCAGTCGAGCTACGGATCGTACTCTGAGGCCGCCATGCCGTGGCTGGCCCTGCGTATGAACCGGGTCGATGGTGAGTCCTATGGCCGCGGCTACGTTGAAGAATACCTCGGTGACCTTCGGTCCCTTGAGGCTCTTTCCCAGGCTATTGTTGAGGGATCCGCGGCTGCGGCTAAGGTGTTGTTCCTGGTCAACCCCAACGGGATGACCCGTGCGGATGTTCTGGCAAAGTCCCCCAACGGAGCGATCCGGGAAGGATTGGCGACCGATGTTTCGACCCTACAGCTTCAGAAGCAAGCGGACTTCGGGGTTGCTCTACAGGCTATCAGCGGCATCCGTGAGCGTCTCAACTACGCATTCCTCCTTGCGGAAAGTACGATTCGCAATGCTGAGCGTGTTACCGCAGAAGAGGTTCGCCTCACCACGGCAGCGGTCGAGCGGCAACTAGGCGGCATCTACAGCATCCTGGCTCAGGAGTTCCAGCTCCCCCTTGTGAACCGCCTCATGGAGGTGATGTCCCGCAAGAAGAAGATGCCCAAGGTCCCCAAGGAGTTCGTCAAGCCGATGATCGTCACCGGCATTGACGCCCTGGGCCGTGGCAATGACCTGGTCAAGCTGGATGCCCTGCTGGCCGGGGTTGCCCAGACCTTCGGTCCCCAGGCCGTAGCTCAGTACATCAATGCCGGCGAGTACCTGGCCCGCCGTGCGGCTGCCCTGGGCATTGACACCAAGGGCCTTATCAAGTCCGATGAGGACATGGCCAACGAAGGCAACCGTGCCATGATGGCCGCCATGACCGAGAAGCTCGGTCCCAGCGTTGTAGGCCAGGCCGGTAAGATGATGGAATCTGGCATGTTGCAGGCGGCGCCTGGCGGGTCACCGGCTATGATGGGCCCGTAACGAGGTAACTATGGACAAGGTTGAAATCGTCACCGGACAGACCACCGCCTACAGCCCTGAGCAAGAAGCTCAGATGAAGGCAGAGCAGCAGCCCCAGGCAGAGGCGCCCGCCCAGGAGCAGCCACAGGCTACTGAGCCCCAGGCCACGCCTGAGGCACAGCCTACGGAGACTCCCGAGGCCAAGCTCCAGAAGTACGCTGAGGAGTTCTTCTCGTCGGGTGAGCTAAGTGAACTCAGCTACACCGAGCTGTCTGAGATGGGCTACCCCAAGGCCATCGTTGACCAGTTCATCGCCGGCCAGAAGGCCGTCATCGCCAGCGAGGAGCAGGTGGTGTTTGACAGCGTTGGTGGCCGCAGCAGCTACGAGCAGATGGTTGAGTGGGCTGGACAGAGCCTGAGCCAGCAAGAGATCGAGGCCTACAACAAGGCTGTCGGATCTGGTGACCAGAACCAGGTCATGTTTGCCGTCAAGGGTCTCCAGGCACGCTACACGGCTCAGACCCGTGAGCCGACCTTTGTCAGCGGCAACAAGGCTGCACCGAGCATGTTCCGCAGCGTGGCTGAGGTTGTCCAGGCCATGAGCGACCCCCGCTACAAGACCGACCAAGCGTACCGTTCCGACGTGGAGCGGAAGATCGCTGCATCCAATGTTCTCTAAGGAGGTGATCCGATGCGTCTGAGTAGACTGAAGATTGGTATCATTGAAGAAGAAAAGAAGAAACGCGGAAAGCCTTCTAAGTCGCAGAGTGCTCCTAATGTCTCGGCTTCGCCCAAACCAAGTGCGCTCTCTGCTCGGACCTCCGCCCAAAAGGCCTCTTCCTGAAAGTAAGAAACACATGGAAAACAACATCAAGCCTGGTTTCAAGACAACTGAGTTCTGGCTTAGCTTTGCTGCTGTCATGGTAGGCGCCGTGCAGGCGTCTGGCATCATCCCCAACGAAGGCGCCTGGAATCAGGTCCTCGGCCTTGTCGTGTCTGCCCTCGTGGCCATGGGCTACACCGGGGCTCGTATCGCTATCAAGAAGGCTGGTTGATGTGTGGACCGCTCTCGGTCTCGCTCTCTCAGCCCTCTTCAAAGAACTGCTCAGTCTGTGGTGGAAACAGGCCAACACACCGACTAATGCGTCGGATGCTCGTCCCGGTCCTAGCGGCATGTATGACCGCTTTGCTGACCGCGTGCGGCAACACACGGGTCGTATTCGTCCACCCAGCTGAGCACGATCTTGTCAGGCTTGGCCCCGATGTCCGGGGCCATGTCTATTACTGGAACGGCTCCGAATGGGAGCTGTCCAAAAACGTCGTGCATATCCCCGAGGGGTGGTATGCAGGATACGTCTCCCCTGCGGGGGAGGCACCAACCCCTCAATCGCCATTAGCACCCTAAGCCGACCACGCCACTCCTGCGGGAACTGGCGTAGCTGTCGCTAGGTGCTGAGGCATCCGTTCACTCCCTCAACGCATTCTCATTCATAAGGAGCCACTACAATGGCTGTTACTAAGGTTTCATTCGGTGGTCAGATCAACGGCGCAGGCGCGACCGTTGACTTCGCTACCGACAACGCTCTCTTCCTCAAGGTTTTCTCTGGTGAAGTGCTTCAGACCTTTGAGACCACCACGGTCATGAAGGACAAGCACATGATCCGCACCATCACCAGCGGTAAGAGTGCCCAGTTCCCGGTGACCGGAACCGCCACGGCTGCCTACCACGTCCCCGGTCAGGACCTGGCGTCTGACGGAACGTACATCAATGCCATCAAGCACGGTGAGCGTCTCATCAATGTGGACAGCCTTCTGACCTCCAGCACCTTCGTGGACAAGCTGGACGAGATGAAGAACCACTACGACGTTCGCTCGATCTACAGCACGGAGCTGGGCCGAGCCCTTGCCAACCAGTTTGATAAGAACCTGATTGGCTTGGCTATCCTGGCTGCACGGGCAACCTCTCCCCTGTTCACCGGCGCTCCGGTTGGATCAAGCCTGACCAACGCTTCGTACACCGGCATGGGAATCATCGACGCTCTGTACCTGGCGGCAGCTGCTATGGACAATAAGAACGTCCCGAGCGAGGATCGCTATGCGGTTGTCACTCCCAATACTTATTGGAGCATTGTCAACAGCACGGCTGGTCTCACGCTGATTGACCGTGACTTCGGTGGCGAAAGCAACGGCTCGTACTATGATGGCAAGCTGCTCAAGGTGGCCGGCTTCGCGCTCGTCAAGAGCAACAACGCCTCTGCTGTCCTTGGTCAGAACGTCGCTGCCGCTACGGGCCAGAACAACGTCTACAACGGTAACTTCTCCAACACGACTTGCATCGCGTTCCAGAAGGGCGCCATCGGTACGGTCAAGCTCATGGACCTCGCCATGGAGACTGACTACGACATCCGCCTCCAGGGCAACCTGATGGTGGCTAAGTATGCGATGGGCTCGGGCATCCTCCGCCCCGAGTGCGCCGTGGAAATCAAGACCGCCTGATCCGTTCTGACAACTCAGGGCCCAGTCCCCGAAAGGGGCCTGGGCTCTTTCCTTCGCCTCTCCGCACACTCTCTCTCAGAAAGGTAAAAATGCCAATCGTCTTCAACCCAACCAGCAAGACTGGTGATTATGGCGGCTATTTTTCCAACACTCTCAATCAGCAGGCTGTCGGATTGTATGGGTCTACTGTCGCAAACAAGTTCCTCCAAGATGCCAAGGCTGGCCGCGATTGTGTAGACATCGTCATTGCTGGAGATAGCAACGCTAACTTCAACAATACCGGCTGGATCTACGCTTGGGAAAAGGGCATGATTGACGCTGGCGCCTTGCCTTACGCCACTAGCCTGAATCCCAGCATGCATACAGCCGCTACTAACATTTATGCCGGATCTGGTATCGGCGTCACCTACGCAACCGATCAGGCTGGGAGTCCTGCTTGGCTTACGCTTGGAACCGCAAGCGCAGGGGCTAATGCAGAAGTTTCGTTGTTTTGGAACAATGTTTCAAACGAGTTCCGAACGTGGTCGAGCGGATTGAATTGGGCACACGTTGCTACCGGTGCTGGGCAAGAAACGACCTATCACACGCAGATTGGCGCATCTTCGCCGTTGGATACCAAGGCTAGCCTCAAGTATCGCGTCTGTTACTTGAAGTTTCCTTTTGGTAATGGCCAATTCAGCTTGAGCTGCTACATCAACGGCGGTGCTTTTATTGGCTCTCAGTCTTTTAGTTCAGCCGGAGTCGCTTACGAC